ACAAGCTCGTAAGGGCGTGGAAGAGGTCTGGGAAATGCCTGTGGACCTTCGTTGGATTATCCTGAAGGTAGCTGCTATGGATGTCCTACAAGTGTATCAAAAGATTGTTATCGCCCCCGGTATATCTAACCAATCCTTGAGTGTCGATGGTATTACAGAAGTAATACAAACCACTAGCTCGGCCACAAAATCAGCTATGGCTGCCGACATTGATATCCTTAAGGACGATATCCAAAGACTAGCATCTGGCCTTGATGGTAAGTTTGGTATGAACATGACGATGCTCTAAAAAGGCCCCCTGAGGGTCTTTTCTATTACCCCAGAAAGGAACACACATGGTAGACTTTAACCAAGAACCCAACTACAGGGCAGACTCAAAGATAAAGTTTGATACACGAAACATCAACCAATTCATGATTCGGCGCGGGGCACACGTAAAGTGGGAGAAGTCCTTCTTGTGCACGTGCCGGGCCTCGACAGGTTCTCCACAAACGGACTGTGAAATCTGTGGCGGTTCTGGCTTTGCCTTTATGCCACCAGTGGATACCCAAATGGCTCTTCAGTCAATGGGACGAGGCACAAAGAACCCCGAAACAGGCCTATCATATAGCGGAACGGCCTTAGGTACAACAACAGCTGATGATGCTATTCATATCGGTTACCGCGACCGCATTTCCTTTAACGACAGGTTCATCCCCGAATCTCTCATGTTCAAGGTATCGGCTAAAGACGTGACACACGGCCTTGACCTGCGCTATGAGGTGGTCTCTATTGACTACATTGTCTATGGTAACAAATCGACACCTGTTGACACAAAGACATTGCGCTTTGAGAACAATAAGTTGTATCCAACAAACGATATGGTAGGCAAGTACCTATCAGTGAACTTAACAGCTTCCCTTAGGTTCTACGTAGTGGACTTCATTCGTGAAGGTCGTTACCAGTATGAAGGTGACCCTCGTTTTGATACAGAGTTCAAAGCCCTGCCAGCACTCCTATTATTACGTCGTGAGGACATGTATATCCCATCAATCATCAACGACGATGGCCTATCCACACCTATTGCGCAGGACCCAAAGCCAAGCCTACTGAATGACGACCCTTACCTAAGCAACTTCATGTAAGGATGGGCATATGAAAGTAAATGTAAAGATTCCTAAGTCGATTCAGAACTATACCCAGACAGCAGACTACCTCACACAAGCCTTCCGAACAGGTATCATAAAAGACACTGCACAGGGCCTCTCACAGGCTGGTGGTGACGTTAGGATACAATCCGGTAGGATTACAGCAACAATTGGTAAGCTGTCTGACAGGGGCGTTATAGACCTTAAACCGTTCTTTAGGAACAGTTCCAAGGTTAAGCGTAAGAAGAATGGTGGCTGGTACATGGTCATCCCCATTGGTATCAGTTCACGTAACCTACAAGCCACCAGTGGTCGTAAAACGTATGACAAGATTAGGGAGGTGTTCTCCTCATTAGGTCCCAACGAAACGGCAACTGCTAACTTCGAGGACCTTTTCTCTCGTTCCTCATCTATGTTACAGACAATGACGCTACCCTCCTTGATTCCAGCATCCCCTACAGGGAACTTGACTGCTACTAAGTCACAATCTGGCACAAGGACCTCTTATGTGGCGTATAGGACTGTGTCAGACAGGTCAGCACCCCAATCATGGGTCATTAACAGAAAGAACATAAATGAGGCCAATTCCTCTCTCACATTGCAACACGAGGTCGGGGTACTTATTAGACAACGAATCAAGCAAGGAGCAGACGGATGATACCCAGTTTAGTAAACTATGTAAGGACAGAGATTGAGGAGAAGACCAAAGCACTCTTGTCGAACAGCTATATTATAAACGAAGTACTTGAAGGGTTGGAGCCTGACGTAGCTAAAGCGTTTATCAATAAATACGCGGACAAATACAACTCTACAGATAGGACAAAGGATGGTAAAGGTATCCCTGTTCTAACGAACTACCCAGAGGACATCGTAACATCCGATACCTTCATTCTAGTTGGTATGGGTTCTGCTGAAGAAACTTCTGGTAGCATTGGAATGGCCTCTGGTGGATATACAACGGATGATGGTGAAGTCGTAAGGGAGCGTGCAGTGGTTCAAGTAGAGAACTATAATACTCTCCGGTTTGAACTATCAAACGCCCCTGACACTGACACAATTGTTATCCCCGACTTTGCTTATGCAAAGGATAGCTTAGAGGTATCAGGTACAACGGTCTTTATTCGGAACCTAGACGAGGTATTAGTCTCTCGTGTAAATTCTGGAGAGGACCACTTGTATGTGAACTACGCTCCCTTAGGTGAACCCGATAAGAAGGGTATGGCCAGAGGGTACCAGCTACAGGAAACTGCTACAGTGCTCATCATCTCCAAGAACTTGGATGATATCCGAGCTATCGACGCCCTACTGAAAGCCGTTGTGGTCCTGATGCGTTCCGACTCCGAGTCCTTCACAAAGTACAACCTAGGTTCTGTTAGTTACTCCGCCCCAGTACCTCTTGAGGATGCAGTTCCCGGAACACCAAAGATTACCTTTGGTCGGGAACTGGACTTTACCTTCACCGTGGACTACTCGATGAACAGTAAAAATGTTCAGAATCTAAAGAAGGTCCTAGTGGACTTTCGACAGAACCTTAAAAAACGTTAACTAAAACAGGAAAGGCTATACAAAATGACATTAGATATTTATCCTAACGACAACCGTAACCGCCCTCACACAAAGGTGATTGTTGATAGTACCGCTATTGGTGCTAACAGCTCAGAATCACAAAAGGCCGTTGTTGTCTATGGTTCAGCCCTCGGTGGCCAACCAAATGAGTTCTACAAGTTGACTTCCTTTGCACAAGCTAAGGCAATCTTCAAGGGTGGAGAACTATTGGACTTCATCGAAGTAGCATGGCGACCATCATCTACCCTTCAAGGAGCAGGTGTTATCTATGCAATGCGTGTTGACACAGCTACACAATCTGTTATCACAAAGGGTGACTTGACGTTCTCATCTTACCAATATGGTGCAGGTGGAAATAACGTTTCTATCTCATTAGAAGACGGAACCTTACCTGGTTCACACAAGTTCACAGCTTATGACTCAGCAACACAAGCTACAGAAGTATACGACAATGTTGGCCGTATTATCGACATCCAACAATCTCCAGCGTCTACAAAGGCTTACACTTCAGTAACAGTTGCGGACAGTGTGCTTACTTTGAAGGCCGGAAACGACCAACCTACTGCTGTTCCTGTGGCAACATTTGCCTTAAATGACTCATTGTCAGTTCCTGCACTTGTTAGCCAAATCAGTCGATTGGCCGACTTCCAAGCCTTGGTTCTCCCTTACGGGGACAAGAACATCGACTTGTCAAAATTGGAACCATTGACTGAAACAGCGGTTACTAAGGATAAAGCAGCCAACTTGACAGCCTTGTCAGCGGACCTAGTAAATCAACTACAATACTCCGGCCTTGTAACTGCTAAGTTCACCGCTTAATACACACCAAGTAGAAAGGAAAAAATAAATGGCTTCATTAACTAATTTTACCCTTACACCCCTATCTGGTGGGTCTAACGGTACAGTCCCAACAACTTGGTCTAACTACTTTGACGCCCTACGTACAGCAGACATCCCATTTGCCTACTACGTGGTACCTGTTACACCAAGCCAATCAATCCATGCGGAACTATCTGCTGTGGTTACAGAATTGTCTACATCAGGTTACCCACTACGGGCTGTTGTCGGTGGACAATTGGGGGAAACTCTCCAATTCACGTTGGCACGTAAAGCAGCTTTGTACTCACCCCGTGTATCTCTATTGGGTGATGATTTCTTGGTTAAGATGGGTGATGGGCGTCAATACAAGATGCCTGCTTATATCGCCACAGCCTTTGTTGTAGGAATCCTATCAGGGTTGCCAGTTGGTACACCCTTGACATACAAGCAGTTGCGCATCTTACAATCACTTCGTGGTTACAGTTCAGATGAATTAGAAAACTTGTACACGTCAGGTGTCATCGCAGTGGAAAAGGTTCGTAACTTAGGTTCAGCCTCATTCCGATTCACAAGCGACCCTACTACGTTGAACAACGACAATGACCCAGTGGGTTCAACAATCTCGTTAGGTGAAGAAACTGACTTCTTGGTCAACGACCTTCGTGCTGAGTTGGATAACACATTCATCGGAACACGTAGCACGGCTACAACCGCTACAGATATTAAGACTGCTGTATCTACCTTCTTGTTAGTTAAGAAGAATGCGGGAATCATTAATGATTATGACGCAAGTGACATCGTGGCTTCCCTATTAGGGGACACCGTTAACGTAACGTTTACAGTATATCCTGCTCGTGGTATCAAAAAGATTATTGCTACCATGAACTATCAAACTGTTAACCAAACGGCTTAAGAAGGGAGATACTAACAAATGGCTGATTTAAATTCACAAACAGTACACTCAGGTAACACAGTCAGCATCCGAATTAATGGTATTGAAGTTGGGCGTGCACAGTCACTATCAGCTCAACGTGAGTTCGGAACTGAAGGTGTCTACGAAATTGGTAGCATCATGCCCCAAGAACATGACTACCTGAAGTATACAGGTACATTAACAATGAACCGTATGCGCGTTCGTAAGGACGAATTGGCAAAGCTTGGACTTGCACCTTTGGGTGAAGAAGTCTTGAAACTACCAATCTTCTCAATCTTGGTAACAGACGTTACCGATGGAAGCATTTTGGAAGCCTACCAAGGATGCTCCGTCGTGAGCTACCAATCAGAAATTCGTGCTAACGAGTTCTCTGCAACAACGGCCCAATTCACATTCTTGACAATGGGAAACGCCTAATATATAACCTTGAAGGTCCCAATATTGGGGCCTTTTTTTGTTGCATGGGTTAAGGTGAGAACTTTTTATGGTACAATAGGTGTTGACAAGTTGGAAAATCTGTGTTAAACTGTTAGTAATTTAAAAGTTATGCACAGGAAGCCCCTTCCTGTCCTTGGTCATAAGACGCGTGGAAAATTCTGGGTGAGTGTTCTTAGTACTGAACGGAATGAGTACAACATAATTTTTGGTGTTTTCGAGTTAGAAAAATGAAAATACTGGGCCATAGAAGTTACGAGCTGTGGCGCCTCTGGAATGGAGGTTAGGACGTAGTTCGATTGGTGAGAGTTCTGAGTGTATTCATGGTGAATGTAAACCGCTTATGGGTAGCCAATCGTAAAGCCTGATGGGTGTCAGTTAAGGTAAGGACAGGTCGTAATACCGTTTGAAACTGATAACTACCTAGTGTAGTGATGTTTACCCACACTTCTAACACGGGGTTGTTAGTCGTATTCCTAGGGTAAACTCTCTAGTTTTGTGGTAACCTAAAAGACGTCTCTTCCTAGATTTTCACCAGATGGTGACTTCACTGCGTTCCGTCTTCATGCCCTCAAAGCCAACAGTGCTAAAGCACTATTGTCTTTTCCCGCATCTTATTAATTAGGACCTTATATTGTTAATACCTAAGGTAAATAAGCTAAGGTAATAAATGAACGTACCGTGAGGGGGTGTTATTTCCTCTTTTGGAAATCACAGCGCCTTTAGGTGCGCCTGGCGGAGCGTAGCAAAGCCACAAAAAGTACATAAAACAGGAGGCCAACAAAATGGCAGATGAAATTCAAGCCCAACGTAACAACACAATTGACATGGTTATCGTTGGACGAAACGATACTTTTAAAAAGGATTACACCTTTAGGGAGCTCAACCTAGCTATTCATCTTGTAGTTAAATTCCCTAACGTCCGCACCAGGGCCAAGATTGAAGCCTTACGCTCAGATATATTATTGGGGACACAACAAAGTGGTTACACAAATAGGTACTATGAAACTTTGTTCCTAATCCAAGAATCAGGGCAAGAAACAACAGTGTTCGTTACTGATGATTCAGGCAAAGAAATTGCAGAAATGAAGGATTACTTCTCTGTCAATGGGTACTCACGTGAGGATGTTACACTAGCAATTGCGGACGACGTGTTAGTGTGGATGGACCGATTTCGAGGATAAGCTAAGAACATCCATCAAGAAATCTGGGGGAATGAATGCAATTGTTCGTGAACCTTACGCTAGAAACCTCTTTAAGATTATGAAGGCCTTCCATTTGACACCGGCCTCTCCAGACTTCTACAATATGACGTCTGAGCAACTTGAGTTCATGCTTTATTCTATCCAGCGGGATGAGAAGGAACTATACATGGCCCAAAACGGCATCAAAGAAGAAGGCTTTGCAGAGGATGAAGAGTTCAACTGGACAGATGACCTTGAACTGGATAAGGCTACTGATAACGAAAAGGTTATGGAAGAAATCAGCCGTATTACGGGGACGACATCTAAGGAACAAGAAGACGCCTTTGCAAAGGCTCTTGAATCAGCTAGGATTAAGGCTCAGTCAATGCCAGAAGAAGAGCAAAGTTTCGGTACCGAAAAGAGTAACCTATCCTATGTACCTGACGATGAGGACATAGACACCATCTAAAGGGGACTATAATGTCTGAAAAAATTGTAATTGAAATGGAAGGTAAGGACGCCCAATTAAAGTCCGTACTTACTAATCTAAATAAGCAACTAGAGGGTATCTCAGATAGTGCTAACTACACAAGCTCACTGGAGAATAACCTGTCCGCTTTCGACCGAAACATTCAGAAAGCTGAGCAACTACGACAGGCCCTAGTTGCCCTAAACAGGGAAGCTACCACTCTGGCCAATGGTAGTGTTTCTGCTGGAGGGACAAAATCCTCCCGTGCAAGACAACAACAGGCGCTTGATAGCCTTATCACGACTAGTAACGTGGCCTCCGGTGTAGCACAAAGAAGAACCAGTACGGGGGTTACAACAACAGAATCTCGTGTCCTAGGAGGAACACCAAGTTTCTACCAAGGTAGGCTTAATGAACCTGAAACCTTTGCTAGGCAACGAGAGGATTCCCGTACACAGTTACGTGCTATGCGCAACGAGTACAACGAACTTACTCGTGATGGTGGTACTGCTAACCGTAGTGTCATCCAAAGTAACCGAAGGATTCAAACACGTATCCAATCGGGTGGGTTTATTTCCTCTGGGGAACGAATCACAGCAAACAATAACCTGGACTCAGCACGTAACATCCTGACGGACAATGGACGGTTCAGTTCCACTGATGGCCGTATCAACGACCTTAAGTATAAAAAGGATACTAATAACTCACTCCGTGATAGTATATATGGGGATATTAAAAGAGTTACAGATAATGGGAAGAATAGGGAGCTTACCACTGCTGAAAAGAACACTATTCAAGAACTAGTCCACCAGCGTGACCTTTTGAAGACTCAAAACGATAGCATTGATAAGTACACGAAGAGACTGAACAGTGTCAAGCAGAACTATGATAAGCTAGAAAAGTCGCTAAACAGTCCCGACGCCAAGTATGCACCCTCTAGTGGGCTCAGTGGCATGATTTACAACCGTTCCCAAAGGATAGCTAATGGTATTGTGTATGGAGGAGCAGCATCTGCCTTTGGTCTGGGTATGGTTGGTAATGGTATCATTGGACAGAACCAACCCATCACACGAGCTATGGGAGCTAATAATGGGACCTACAACTCCCGTGTAGCTCAACTAGCAGCCCAACGTGCAGGTATGCAATATGGACTTAGTGGTTCCGACATGCTCAGTTCAGAGGCCTCTTATATGGCCGGAGCAGGATACACAAATGCAGGCGATATGGCCCAAGCAGGAATCAACACTGGTATGTTTGCAAAGACAACTGGTATGACCGTTGACCAGTCCAACGAGTTAACCTCTGTCGTGGCCAATTCCGGTGGGGACGCAAAGAGCCTTAAAGGTGTACAAGATACTTTCTACGGTGCACTGAAACAGGCTGGGTTGACTAGCAGGTCTAACGGTCAGGCTACTCAATTGGGTAGCATTTTAGGTACCTACGCAGGACTTCGTGGCGGACAAGTCACAGGAGAGGGCATGAACGGACAAGTAGCGATGCAAAGTGCTCTTGGTTCTACCGGAAACAGTGGACTGCTTGGCCAAAATGGTGCCAACTTCATGAACCAAATGAATAGCTCCATTATTGGACAGGGTGCTAACAGCCAGTTCATGCAATTAGCCCTCAGGAATAGTGACCCTACGAAGTACGGCGGAAGTTACCAAGGTTATGCCAATATTATTGACCAAACGCAGAAGGGACTTGATGGAACCAACCTGAAGGCTATAACTAACTTTAGTAGCATAATGGGAGGCCCACGCTCTGCGTCTTACATGGCTAGTTCCATTAATTCTAACTTCGGTACCAACATTACGACTGAGACAGCACAAAGTATCCAAGGACTAGCAAAATCAGGTAAGTTAGATGGACTCGATACAAAGGGTGCTATCAAAGCAATGCAACAATCAGGGGCTATCACCTCTGACGAGGCAAAGAAGATGCAACAAGGGTCTTCAGATGCAACATATGACAAAGGTAATGCAGCGTTCGAGAAGGCAGCAACAACAGTAGGGAACCTAACCAGGGAACTTACTTCCATGATGAAAGTTACTACAGGGGGTTCTGCTACGATTACTCTCCTGGGTGGTGCAGCACTTGGAGCAGCTGGTGCCCTAGGTAAGATTGCCCTATCAACAGGACTTAACAATGCTATCCGTAATGGTGTAACTGGCGGTGGTACAGGCGGAGGATTCTTTAGTACTCTGAAGGCAGGCGGAACAGGTCTCCTCAGTAAGGCTAAGAATAGCTCCCTAGGTTCTAAGATACTCAGCTCAGCACCAGGTGTAATGGCCACAGCCGGACTAGCTAAGGGCTCTAGGGTACTTACTAAGGGCTCTGGGGTACTTGCTAAGGGTGCCGAGAGGGCCACTAGCCTCATTGGTGGTTCTAACGCGCTAAGAGCAGGTGCAGGGTTCATGGGAAAGGCCACAAACGTACTTGGTAAGGCCGTTCCATTCCTGCCTGCAGCATTATCAGTTGGACAGGTTGCAGGAGACTTCATGGGAGGCGCCTCTAGTAAGCAAAAATCAACCGACATCGGTGGTGGTATCGGTACCGTAGCAGGTGGAATTGCTGGAACAGTACTTGGTGGTGGACCTTGGGGAACAGCTATTGGCGCAACGGCTGGTAACTGGCTCGGGTCTAAAATCGGAGGTATGTTTGGTTCCGACGCTTCACAGAAGAAGGATGATGAAAGCCTCACCAACAAGAAGCTCCAAACGGAGCAACAACGTGCCAAGAATATCAAAGAGGATGGAAAGTTTGTGAATGAGTACGGACGTGTGGTAGACAAGAAGGGAAACAGTAACCCACTTAACTCTTCTGGCTCTGATGTTAGCTCGGATAGTTCAACGAGTCCATTTGAGAGCTTAAAGAACACAGGTGCTTATGGTTCTGCTGGTGCCACAAACGGGGGACAAACCCAAGTGGTTATCTCAGGAACAATCAACCATACTGGCTCTGTGGCCGACATGTCACAAGTAGAGGTCTCAGCACAAGGTGTGTTGTCTAACTTGTTCAACGGTGTCACGCAGGCAAACGAAACAAGGAGAGTTTAGGCTCTCTTTTTTTTGTGCTGTATATTATCCACCTGAATGGGTCAATAGTGGCCCTACACATGCTACAATAGATAAAGAAAGGTGGGTGCTATGACCGTTAAACAAGCGTATAACAGAAAACCTACTATAGACATAACGTTTATAACTGACAACAACACATTCAACCTCCGTTATAATACCGATGAGGAAAAGACGGATAACAACAACGTGCTTAATAAGGGTAACCTATCTGCTTCCATCATTAGCTTCACGACGACTAATGACATGAATGACGATAGTGGAACCTTCAACCTTAACGCAGCAGGTTCCGAACGCTTCGACCGTATCTTATCCCCTAATGATATTATCATCATCAAAGTTCACCCCGGTATGCCAAGGGTAGTCAAGAATGATGTCATTATGGTGGGTATGATTTCTGGTGTGAAACGTATCGGGCAGTACGATAGCTCTACTGTGGTCTATCAGATTACTGGTAATAGTATGATGAAGGCCCTTATGCAACTCAAGCTGGGGACTATTCAAGAAGTTGCTAGTATGTTGGGCACGACAGGATGGCTAATTGGGGCTGGTGGATTACAATCAGCTGACTCATACCTAGACGGTTCTGATTCTGACAATGAAACAGGGGCTGGAAAGAGTGTCGATGCCCTAAAGAAGGAATCCGATGGTAAAAAGTCGGGTGTCTTTGTAAGTGCCTTCCAAGCCTCTAAGTTCTTTAAGGGAGCTAAGGATGATGACCTAATCGTGGCCACCAACACGGACTATCCTATTGGTAGCTATATATTCGTTGAGGGTTATGGTGTGGCTAGGGTTGCGTACCACCTAGGTAAGGACCAAAACACAATGGCCCTAGTGTCCCGAAATACGGTACTTGGTAAGGCACCGACAGTGTTTGTCAATCTTCCCCCAACCAAGGTGAAGGCCTTTGGTAACCAACTTAGTGAAACTGTTTACACTTTTAAGAAAAAACCCGACACAAGTGCTCCGGTGAACACCGATGGCTCTGTTTCTGTTCCTGGTTCACAGGGACTTGCCTTTGCCGGTAAGAAGGCCTCCGAGGTTGCAGAACAGATTCTTAACTGGTTCCTAAAGGCTCACACGAAGTACTTCTATGAGAACGGTCAGAAGAACCTGACGGATTTCATGGAGTGGCATTTGAGTAGCTGGCCTGATGAATACCTGATGGATGTGACGCCCTTAATGTCTTACGAGGGAAGTTTGAGGCAGTTCATCACCGATACACAAGCCAAGCCTTACAATGAGTTCTACGCGGACTACACAAAGGACGGAAAAATGGACATGATAATGCGCCGTACACCGTTCGAGCCCGGAGATTGGAACAACCTCTATGGTGAGGGTGTGGAGCTCCTATCAACGGATGTTGTTGAGGAGACCACAGGAACAAGCAATAGTGAAACCTATTCAATCTTCATTTCAACCATGCCAAGTAATGTTATGGTAAACAACCTCAGCAAGCTCCTGTCCTTCCCTGTTTACTTCCCTGACCTAGCTGACCGTTATGGGTATTCACTGTTACAAGTGAATAACCCCTATATCTTCATGTTCAGTCAAGGGTCCACCGCTGGGGGTTCTAGCGACGCTTCTACTGCAACGGGTGGGGGCAAGGCTATTACATCGGCGGACATTGATGATATCGCCAATGCTACCATGGCATGGACATCCAAAGGGAGCGACAATGTAACAGCGGCACACTTGGATGCGTTCATCAAGAAATCCAACCCTACAGCGCGCCTTAATGGTACCGGTAAGAACTTCATCGAAGCAGGTAAAAAAACAGGGTTGAATCCAGTTATCCTCCTAGGGTTTGCAGCGAACGAATCTGCAT